GGGGTGTTTACAGAGCGTCTCCGTAGTATGTCTAAAACAGAGGGGACAAATTAAAACTTTACCGTGGGTATTCGCTTATCTGGCAAACCCATCGATACGTGACTATTTTAACGATATATACTTTCTTATAACTGTGTAAGATTTAAAGGATTAGGGCCGGGTGAAACTTGACCCTATGGAAACCTCTCTGAGGATGTTGTAAGCAGTCAATGCTTTCCCAACAACTAGGAATTTATCGTGTTTCTTTTCAGCTTGAAATACATCTGAAGTTTCAGAAGACAGCCAGTTCAAATAATGCAAGATCGCTTCCTCTTTCGTGCGCCCTTTCAATGTTATGCTCGCTTTCGGCTTGGCATATTTGTTAATTATCAAGGTTTCAGGGTAGTCGATTAAACATTTCTTAAGGTATCCATGAGAGACACCGTCTATTAGCATAAGCCGAGCATACATTTTACGCCCTACTTTATTACACGGCACTAATGGACTAGCCTTTCTTACATTTCTTTTCTTGTTTTTACTACGTTTTGAATTACTTTTTTTCATAATAAGTGTACTCTTATTGTTCAAAGTACAGTCACATAGAAAATATATATCGTTAAAACAGTCACGCTTACTGCATATAGTGTCATTATCATCGCGTTATATGTAAAAGGATAACGTTTATACACGATCACTATAGAAAAACTACGTATTCGGTACATAGTTTTTATATAGAGATAGTAAACTTTTAACCGTAGTGCCAGCGATAGAGCATATTGTCTATCAAATCCTCGGCATCTTCTTGGCCCAACTCTGTAGCAGATCTGAGAAATTTAATTGCTTCACAAGTTTCAAGCGCTTCTAACAGGTCTAATAACTTATTATGCTCCTCTTCAGAAATATAAATAAAGTTTTTAAATCTTGGGCCATATGCTAAAATTACAATCTGTACAGGTTTAGGTTTTTTCTTTCTGAAAATATCTAAAAAACTCATAGATTAATATCTCCCACGTCATTATCGGGAGTAGTCGGTTGTTCACGTAAAAAGGTATGAGGGTTTAATGCGGGAGGGCACGGCATACTATAAGTATGTGACGTGTAAGGGATTTCGAAAGTGGTGTGAGAGGTGGTATTGTCTGAGCAATTGCCCATGTGATAGAAATGCGCTACGCATATTAGGAAAAAGGAAGCTAGCAATAAGCATACTAGGCCTATATTTAACGTTGCAGTAGTAACATAGGCAAATATACTACCTATATCTTTTTTAGGTTTCACTTGATCATTCATAACTGTTAGCCTTTTCAGTTGTTGGTAAAATGTAGTCGTCATCAGTAACGCAATACATTTCGGTTATATAATAATAATCGTTACCTGCTAAGCTGGTATTAGCAAGCTTAAGACAAGATCGCAATTGTTCAGGTGTTTCACATACCCTGACTTGAATAGGGTGTCCGCTCTCACGGCCATCTAATACAGATACTTTACATACACTTGACATAATTTATCTCCCTCCAATTATCAGATAAGTAAACACCTTCCTTGGCGCTCATAGGATTAGCTAGCTTTCTTATGCGTCATCAAGTTAGATAACTTGCTTTCCGCTTGCTCGATTCCGTCAAGTGCAGCGTTGAATTCAGTGATAACTTTGCGAAGCTCAGCCGCAACAGTTTTCTTTTCCTCATCACTGAGATTACCTTGCAATTCTCTGAAGTTCTTCAATTGCTTGGTTACTGCCTTCGTGTAAGTGCTCACTTTCTTACTTACAGAAGGTTCAACTTCTTGTCCCTTCCTAGCTTCTTTTCCCTTTTTAGCTGTATCGATGAAAAGCTGATACAGTTGATCAACCTTGCCCGTCTTCAACATCGCGTAATACTTTGCACGATCTAGATCATCCACGGCCTTGTAGGCCTTCGGAGTGTAATTGTGCTTAACTATTCCGCTAGTTCCATCGACGGACAGGTTAATTCCCATTACATTCTTAGATATGACTGCTAGTTTATTTTGCATATCCACACCAAAACCTGCACTATGTTTAACCAAAGAGCTATACAGCAATGCCACGGTATTGGTCATTCTAGAATGTTCTTCGAAGTATTCGAAATTCTCAGCGATAACCGCCCCGAATTCGATACCTTGCATTGATTTAAGCTTGGTTACAAACTTAATAATTTTATTTTCACAACGTTTTCTAGCGTCTTGGACAGACTCTTTTGCAACGTCAGTCTTGTTTTTTTCTTCGTTCATCTTGATCTACCTTTTTATAAGTGGTTAAAGATTCACAAATCTATTACTAGAAAATGGAATCATATAAACATACATCGATTAATATAAGCTTATATGATTTCACCCTATAGTAGAGAGTGTTAGTAAGGCATGAGGCACATTAACAAACGTCTCCGTAGTTAACAAACCTCGCTGAGGGAGTACACTATTAAACGCGTGTACTTTGAGCTAGCCTCGAAACCTTCGTGCGCCCTCATTGCTTTGTCATGCAATGCTTCCTGAGCTAGAAAAGTGTTTCAGTTTGCCAAGTCATTTGAGACCTTGGCCAATCTTTTGCGGTTTCTATAATAATACTGAATATGTGTTGTTCTCTCGACCGCTATTCTCGGTTGGCTGCCTTAATAAAGGTGCCATTACCTTACTTTTGGTCTAGAGCACTATGACAGTACCCGCGTTTACTTTATGTCTACTTGCGTAGTCATACCGTAAGCTACTGTATCACAATAGCTTAGAGAATGTCTACTTTAAATATCCCTGACATTCCTAGGTGCGCTTGTTAGCGTGCGTGAATCAGCCCCTTTCGGGCGCTCATTCTTACATGATTTACGTACCGCGTCAAGCTCCTCTCTATTAAATTGCCTACCTGCAATTTCTTGCAATCTTTTAACAGCTTCGTGATAGTTATTAGTGCCAGCGATCATTTTCATTTTCTTTTCCCAATCATTTATCTCAATAATTGCGTCGCGTTGTGCGATAGCAGCGCGGTAGGCCTCTCTGTACTCTAAGCTTACACCTTCGTATGGCGGAAGTCTGTAGGCTAGACAGTCTTGTCTACCGCGCTCGCTATCTGTCATCCCCAAACACCAACCTTGGCAACAAAAGACACAACCAATGTAAACACTACACTGCCCACTACCGGCACCAGGCAAAGAGCCACAACGGTAGCGCACACAATGAACATGATAGCTGCTGCTGGTACTGACAATGTAAACAAAATACCTAATACAGTTTTCATATTACTCACCTTCTAACGTCTCCGTAGTAAGTTGTTCCACGCACTCCCTGACATCGTTAGGAAGGGTATCAGGCTTAAAGATCAGATTGACTGTAGCTACCGTTAACAGTAAGAAAAGTAGGGTTTCCATTACACTATTTAAAAACTGTTTCATATCTTTACCCGTAATAAAAAAGAGTATAGAACTTATAACCAATCAAATGTGACACGCCAGATAGAATAACAGTTAACGCAAGCAATATCCACAACACTGATATCACATACCACATTCTATCCTTTTGCTTTGCCAGTGCTAACCTTAGTGTAATCAGTGCCAACAATATCCATTCAATTATAAGCGACACATTACACCTCACTATTATTGTTGTCAAGCGGGTACATTAAGAAACCTTCAAGTGCTATATCATCCGTCTCGCGGTCGATGTAGCAGCACTCCTCAGCACAGTAATACCAGTCGCCAGTACCGTCCTTATTGAGATCATAAAGCTCAATCTCATGCATAGTGCGGATAGCTAACGGTGAGAGATTGTCGCGAATCTCTAAAGCTTTATCAACCTCTAACATAGTCTTTTCAAAAAAGTTTCTAATGTCTTTGGTCCTGCGCCTTTCGCGAATGTAGTCTTCGATAGGCTTTGAAGATAATGGCGTGGCTGTCATTTGTTTAAGTGCTTCGTCTTCAGTTAGTAATATCATGTTGGTCTACTTCCATTACAGTGTGAATAAAATTCAGTTCTTTAATAGCTTCGTGCATGTCAATCGTACCACTCTCAAGCTGAACATGCACGTTCTTCGTTAGCTTGAGTTTTACTTTTTTAGATATTCACCTACTAAGCTGCGACTGTAAGATTCTAAACTATCTAAGCACAGAATGATAGTGTTTAATGTGCTCACATTTAGAGGCTTCTCACATGACACTATCGCATCACACTTGCGATACACATGCAAAGGTTTGTGCTCATCGTCTCCGTAGTAAAGCGAGATACTATAGTGTTCTTCTATCATGTTCAGTATCTCTGTATCGGTTGGCATCCTATCCTCAAACACATGTGTAGCGCAAGTGTTTTCCTTGAATGATCGTATTTGTTCTTTCACTTCCTCGATGTTAGTCGAGTGCCTTGGCATCACGATAGGTGTTTTGCATGATACGGACGTATCGTAGAGCTTGACACATTTCAATGCTGTAAGTGAGTGTGCTCTAGTGTTAGTGGTTACTAGGAATTTCATAGTGTTTATACCTTATTAAACTTGTGCATATCAATTGGTTGTACGAAATACAATGCATGAGGTGTGCCAATATTAATAAATGTATATAAATCAATGACTTGGCGCATGTGTACGTAAATGAGGTATAGATATAAATGTACCGAGAGGTAACGTAAGTTGTAACATAAGGTAACATAGGTAACATTTAGGTAACGTTAGTAGGGTAGACGATAGGTGGCGGGTTGAGGTTGAGGTCAATTATACCATAACTGGGGGTAAATGAGAATGTTTATCATTAAATGAGAGGGTGGGGGCAGGGGGAAGGGGGTGTATGTTGTTCTAATGCATAGCACCTAATAAATTTCTCGTAGATATTATGGAATTGGCTTGAACTTTATTTAAAATAAGTTGTCCAATATATCTTTATTAATTAGTTCAAGAGATAAAGAAAGAGATAGAAAAGAAGGAAGAGGGTAGGAAAGGGAGAGAAAGTAAGAATCGTATAAGACAGATAAACGGAGAACCATTCAAAATGGCTGTTAAGAAGAAAACAACTAAAGCTATCGCTAAGACTAAGAAAAAGAAGACTACTTCTAAAAGTTTACCTGGTAAAGGGTTGCTTAAGAAGGCTGGTAAGAGTGTTGAGAGCTATCACAAGCGTCTTAGGGACATCTAAGTAGATAATTGAATCATGCCTAGTTCTAAGAATTATGTAAGAGATTACAAACAAGAGAGAAAGACTCAGTTAGCCAGAGAAGGCCTAGAGCCTGATCGTAAGCGTGCTCAAGCTCAGCGTAACGCTAAGAAGAGTGGTAAGCGTACAACTGGTGATGGGAAGGATACAGGACATAAGAAGTCACTGAAGAGCGGTGGATCGTCTAGTAACTCCAATCTGAGAGCAGAGTCTAGATCTTCCAATAGGTCTAATGGTGGGAAGTCAGGTTCGAGGGCTGGTAAAGCAGCTGGAGCGAGAAAAGGACATGCCTCTCGTCGAAAGAATAGTACTAAGAAGAAGGGTTAATATGTGGAATAAGATTACCAAGACTGTCGCTGCTGTTGTAGTATTCGTCTCTATCATGTTGCTTATGATTGACTCTGCTAGGGCTGATCAAGGTGATCCTTCAATGACTATTGGTCTCGGTCATACTATCAACCATAGTTCAGCTACAGTTCATGACCTTACCTTCTCAGGGTTCTATGATAAAATAGGTCACTGGGATACTCAGTTGAGATTGGTAGGAGAAGGAGATACTAAGAATGGATTCCAAGAACAGTTCCAATCTATCAGCATCTCTCGGGTAATAGACCCTGGTTGGAGTATAGGTCCAGTTGACTTCAAGTCTAGAATTGGATATGTGTACTCTCCAGATTCAGTTCTTATTGGTGACACTAACTTCCGACTAGGGATTATAACTTCCTGGTTTGATGGCTTGTTCACTATTGAAGCAGCTCACGACTCCAGCGCAAGCTTGTGGGACCCTAATACAGGCCTTGACGGAATACACTTAGGAGTACCGATCTCATGGTATTAACAGCAATCTTGTCAGCTATACCTAACCTGATTAAAGAAACTTTCACCTTCTGGAAACAGAAGAATAAAGCTACTCACGATATGAAGATGGCTGGTATCGAGAACCGTACTCGACTTCTCCTATCAGAGCAAGAAGCTAACCACGAGTGGGAAATGAAATCTCTTGAGACGTCTTCTAAAGGCCTTAAGCGACTATCCTTCTACCTCTTCGCAGGTCCTATTCTAATCACTGTGATCTCTCCTGAGAGAGGCGGTCAGATATGGGAGAACCTGTCTCATGTACCTGAAGGTTTCTTAATCATATATTATGCTATCACCGGGGCAATCTGGGGGATCTCCTCTCTCAAAGATCACGGAGTAGCGCTTAAGACTTTAGTAGGAAGTAAAATATAAATGCCTAAGATAACCTTAGAAGATGCTGTATCGGGGTACAGATCTAACGCTACAGTGAATGCCAATAACGATCTTATCGAAGAAGCGTTGAACAACGGAGTATTGTATAGAAACAACCCTACTGGTGAACCTAACCAGATGTTGAATCCTCTAGACATGAACTCTAATGCCATCATTAATGTTGGCGTATCAGACGCTAGCAGTTCTCTAGTGACTAGACAAGATCTAGCTGACCTTATAGGGAATGTAGCAGCTTCTCCTGTACTCTCGGATATAGCAGACAGACAGATATATGTAGACCAGACATCAGATGTTACAGCCACATTGGACTATTCTTATGGATATGTCAGGTTTGTATCTGTCGGTCCAGCAAGCTTCATCGTCCCATCTAGCGGATCTTATGATTTCATGTTAGGGACAGAGATACACGTTCGACAAGCAGGTACAGGGATAATCTCTATAGTAGAGGATACTGGCGTAACTGTCAACCCTCCATTTGGAGGATCTCTTGTATTGGCCGGACAAGGTGCCACAATCACTGTCAAGAAAGTGGGGACAGATGAGTGGGATCTTATGGGACAGGTGTTCGCAGCGTAATGCTAATAGATGGCGTAGTAGCTTCATCAGTATCAGGGCTCTCCCTAGACACCTTAGGTTTTGGCGATGTGATAATTACAGATGACAATTGTTATGTAATTACTCAGTCTGGGGCCAGGATAAGCCATAGTGAGATCAATAGAATAACTGATAGATTCGGAAGGGATTATAGATACTTCGATAACGAAGACAGGACAGTGTTCTACATCTCCCAATCAGAGATCCTAGCTCACGCTGAAACTGAAGGCACGACTAGAATCATAGATAATACTTTATCGACTAATCTGATTAGTATTAAATATGAGGCTACTAATAGACTTCTGTATGTATTGAACAGAACAGGAGAGATCTATTCAGTAGATCCTAATACTTCTGCTAATGTCAGGATGGATACGTCAGGTATAAGTTTCCCTACTGTCATTGATATGGTACTAGATAAGGCAGGCACTAAGGCATTTATAACTTCTGATACAGGTAACATCTACAAGGTAGACTTCCTTACAGGGGTAAGATCCTTACTGACCACTGACCTAAATGGGACCTTCAATGATCGTATAGTTAAATGGGCAGAAGAAAGAAATGCTGACTCTGCACTTGTAATGGGATTTACTGACACAGTCTTTGCTACGGACAATCAAGATTTAGGCGTGTACAGATTGAACATGACATCTGAAACATTTTCCCTAGTCCAACCAGTAATAACTGATCCACAAGGCTCCAGATATGTCCAAGCTCCAATATATCACACAGACACCGGAGTGATATATGGAACGACTAACACTACCTCAGGGTACGCTTCAATAGACTTGAACGACAATACATATTTCTCAGAAACTGCCGCGTTTCCCTTAGACGATAACATCTCCTCCTATGCAACATCCCCTTTTCCTGGAGAGATAACAGCTTACTCTTGTAACAGTTACAATGTCCTGTACACGAACTATGCAGATACCTTGCAAGGCTTGTATAGGTTCAACTTTACAGGGGCTCCTGTAATAAACGGGCAATTGGACCAATGGGGACATGTCTACGATACTATAGACGACACCAGAGACGTAATGGCATGTGATGTCGGTTACGCACAAACTTAATAGGTTATATTAATGCCATCAGTAGAAAAACAAATCAGTGAACTAGATGCATCTACAGATGTAGGGACAACTAGTATCCTGCACACTAAAGACAGTAACGGTCTAGATGTTACAATGACTGTGCAGCAAGTGTTGGATTTAGCTGACACTGTTGACCTGACAACTCTTATTCCGACAACTGAAACTTCAGTCTTAACTGGAAGCGATTATGGATTGTTTTCAGATGCCTCTGCTTCGGGGGAGATAAAACGGATAACATTCTCTAACTTCATTGATGGATTAGGATTAGTAGAAGCTGTTGGATCGCTAACCTCTGGGTATTACAGTATCGGTGGGTTAGAGTTCAGATGGGGGCAAGTTACTAGTTCTACAGACAACGCTGAGACTTTCACATTTGCAGCGCCTTTCACTACAGAGTGCTTTGGAGTGTGGGTGAACAGGGACGATCCTAGTACAGGTACAGCCATCTCAAGCTCTGGAAAAACAGTTACAGGCTTTGATATAGACAGAACAGGTTCTATCTCAGGAACTTTCCCTGTTCAATACATAGCAGTTGGGAGATAAAGAATGGAATTAGATTATTCAAGAATGGTAGCTGAGAGTGGTCATTATAAGACTCAGGGTCTTTTCTATGAATACCGATTCCAGTCCAGCTCAGACTATCTGCCATACACTCTGAAAGAGCGTGACTATAAAGGTCACAGGTCAATGTATAAGATATACATGGCATGTGACTCTGAGTATGAAGCTGCCATTAAACTTTTGAATTCATGGAAGCATTGGGAGATTCTCATTGCTACCGATTGGTTCTCTAAAGAAGTAGACAAGTGGCGAGAAGAGCGTGAGATAAGAGAGTTAGCATTAGGAAAATCCGTACTAGTCGCTCAAGCTGAAGAAGGAAATGTGACAGCTGCTAAGGCTTTAGTGGACGGATCTAAGAGAAAAGCAGGCAGGCCTTCTAAGAATGAAATAAAAGCTGAACTTAAGAAGAAAGTTAAAATGGACAATAAAGTGTCCAGTCTAGTAGACAGAATGGAACGTACTAAGTAATGGCGAAAGCTCAACTGGGAAATCTAGATAAGATACGTAATAGGGCTCTCACAGACTTATCGTATTTTGCACACCTAGTGAACCCTCACAGAGTGTACTCGGACATACACGAGCAACTCTTTGAGTGGTGGACTAGAGAGGCTAGGGAAGATAACCAGCTAGCTCTGATACCTCGTGGACATCAGAAGAGTCATTGTGCAGCTGTAAAAGCAGCCTGGGACATTACTAGGAACCCTGCCATAACGATCTTGTACGTATCAGCGACAGCTGAATTGGCCCAGGCTCAATTGTTTGCTATAAAGCAGATCCTTGAGAGTGAAGTGTATCAAATGCTTTGGCCAGAGATGATACATGAGGACGAAGGTAAGCGTAAGAAGTGGACCAATACAGAAGTAATCGTTGATCACCCTACACGTGAACTAGAAGGGATAAGGGACCACACCATAGCTGCTAGAGGGGTCACTAGTAATATCACCGGACTTCACTGCGATGCTATTTACCTGGATGACTTAGTTGTTCCTTTGAATGCTTATACTAATGAAGGAAGAGAGAAAGTTGCAAGACTCTACTCTCAATTAGCTTCCATTAAGAATCCTGGAGCTACAACTACAGTTGTCGGTACACGTTATCATCCTGTAGATCTCTATCATACATTGATGAATATCCGTCAAGACCTCTACGATGAAAATGATGAAAAGGTCGGCGAAAGCCCAACCTATGAGATCATGGAAAGGGTTGTAGAAAAAGAAGGTGTTTTCTTGTGGCCTAAGACTATGAGGAACGATGGCAAGTACTTCGGGTTTGATCGTAAAGAACTTGAGAGAATCAGGTCTGAATACGTAGACTCAGCTCAGTTCTATTCTCAGTATTACAACAATCCTAATGATCCTGCCAATGCAAGAATTGATAGAAATAAAATCCAGTATTACGATCACAAGCACATAAAGCAAGAAGATGGCAAGTGGGTATTCAAGGGTAATCGCCTAAATGTGTTCGCAGCTATTGACTTTGCATTCTCTCTTAATCAGAAAGCTGACTTTACAGCTGTAGTGGTTATAGGGGTATCTGCTGAAAATGATATCTATATCTTGGAGATTGATAGATTCAAGACAGATCGTATATCGGTATACTTTGAGCACTTATTAGATGCTCACTCTAAGTGGGGCTTTAGAAAGCTTAGAGCAGAAGTAACAGTGGCACAGCAAGCTATTGTAAGAGAATTGAAAGAGAATTACATTAAGCCCCATGGACTATCTCTCAGCATTGATGAGTATCGTCCTAGCAGACACGAAGGGAATAAAGAAGAGCGTATAGCTTCTACCCTTGAGCCAAGGTATGACAATTTGTCAGTTTGGCATTATAAAGGAGGGAACTGTACTCTCCTAGAACAAGAACTTCTAATGTCAAAACCCCCTCATGATGACATCAAGGATGCACTAACAGCTGCTATAGACATAGCAGTAGCTCCTAAGTTGAGCGGATCAAGACAGAAGAAAAATAATATTATATTCCACAGTAGGTGGGGCGGAGTCGCAATTTAATGGTAGGCAAGGTAGCAGAACTTGAGAACGTGTTCAGTCGAGAGCAACAGGCTGAAGCTATAGTTAGAAAGTATTCCACCTCTAACAATCAAAGACAAGAGTGGTTAGGTGCTCAGAGAGAGAAGCGAAACTTCTTATTCGCTACTGACACTAGGCATACTAGTGCAGGCAGACTTCCTTGGAAGAATAGCACGACCACTCCTAAGCTTACTCAGATAAGGGATAACCTCCACGCTAATTATATGGCAGCGTTGTTCCCCAATGATGATTGGGCTAAATGGGAAGGTTACTCTCAGGACGACGATACACAAGATAAAGCTGAGGCTATCCAAGGATATATGAGCAACAAGCTTAGAGAGGGCAAATTTATGTCCGTTGTCTCTAAGGCTGTGTATGACTATATCGATTACGGTATCGCTATAGGTGACGCTGAGTATATAGATGAAACCAGAGAAGACTCTATAACAGGAGAAGAGATACCAGGATTCAAAGGTCCTAGGGCTAAGCGTATATCTCCTTTGGACATCGTATTTAACCCAGCATGTGAAAACTTTGGCGATAGCTACAAGATCATGAGATCTATCAAGACCTTCGGAGAACTAGAAGCTGATGCTCAGGATATGCCAGATAAGCAGCATTATCTAGATGCTCTTAAGAAGGCTAGAGAAGTCAGATCTGCCGCAGCGAATGGGGCATACTCATCAGAAGACTTTGACAAAGCAGCTGGATTCAGTGTGGATGGATTTGGCAGTTTACAGGAGTACTTCCAGTCTCCTTATGTAGAGATCTTGGAGTTTGAAGGGGACCTACATGATCCTGTCACTGATCGCCTAGAACGAAACCAAGTTATTACCGTTATCGATAGATCTTATGTTATTCGAAGAGGTATTATACCTTCTTGGTTAGGAAAAGGCAACAAGGTAATGGTAGGTTGGAGGGAACGTCCTGACAACTTATACGCTATGGGGCCTTTAGATAACCTGGTAGGTATGCAATACCGTATAGACCATCTAGAGAATCTTAAGGCAGATGTGTTCGATTTAATCGCATATCCACCTCTTGTCATTAAGGGTGAAGTAGAGCCGTTTGAGTGGATGCCTAATTCAGAGATCCATATTACAGATCCTGAAGGCAGCGTGGAAATGCTTAGACCTGATACTACAGCTCTCAATGCAGACTTCCAAATTGATCGACTAGAACAGAAAATGGAAGATATGGTTGGAGCTCCTAAGCAAGCTATGGGGATTCGTACTCCAGGGGAGAAGACAGCCCACGAAGTACAGACTCTAGAGAATGCGGCTGGAAGAATCTTCAATGAAAAGGTTAGAAACTTCGAGATAAACTTCGTAGAGCCACTTCTTAATTCTATGCTTGAGATGTCTAGACGTAACCTCGACACAGCTGATGTAATCCGTGTGATGGACGATGATATAGGGGTGACCAAGTTCCTGACTATCACCAAAGAAGACATAACAGCTAAAGGCACTATAAGGCCTGTAGGAGCTCGCCACTTCGCTGCTAGAGCTCAGATGATGCAGAACCTTACAGGAATCTTTAACTCCCCTGTAGGGCAGGTCATAGCGCCTCACTTGAGTCCTAAGCAGTTAGCTAAGATGATGGAAGAGTTGATAGGTGTCGAGAAGTTCCAGCTAATACGAGACAACGTAGCTGTATTTGAGAATGCTGAGACTCAGAAGTTAGCTGAGCAGACTCAAGAAGACGCTGAAGTAGAAAGTATTACACCGACGGAGTAAAACAATATGCATTCTTCTTGGACTAACGGATTAGAAAAGCAACAAGCCGAAGACATGAAAACTACCGTGAAATACTCTGGAACAGTCCTTTCCAGACTAGTAGATATATTAGAAAAAGAGATTTCAATATCTGAGAGAGATCAATTATCTAGGGATTACTCAGATGCATCGTGGGCATATAAGCAAGCTGATTATATTGGACAACAGCGCTCATATGCTAAAGTATTAACTATTATTAAAAGCGCAATAAAGGAATAATATGACTGACCAAGTTATAACAGAAACAAAAGGTACTATCTTTGAAAGTGCCGCTAAAGTCGAAGACCAGAAGACAACTTCTACCGACCAGGCCGAGGTGAAATCAGATCCTGTTGATGTTAATAAGCTATTCGCCGACAAGCTAGCTACTATTACAAACGAGGATGGAGTACAAAAGTATAATACTCTTGATCAACAATTACAAGGTCACCTCAATGCTGAAAGGCATATTAAAACTCTGGAAACAGAGATGCAAGACCTTCGTAATAAAATTAAAGGACAAGAGACTATGCAAGAAGCACTTCAAAACTTATCTGCCAGACAAGAACCAGAGACGACCAAATCTGAGGGAATTAACGCAGAGCAATTAAAAGGAATGACTCTAGAGACTCTAAAACAGTATGAGCAATCTAAGATCCAAGATACCAATAAAAAAGAAGTATCTGATCAATTGATCGCTAAGTTTGGGGATCAAGACAAGGCCAAGTTAGCGTACAAAGCTAAGGCAGAGGAGCTAGGTGTTGATATTGACACTCTAGTAGATCTCGCAGCTAAGTCTCCTAAAGCCGTACTTTCTTATTTTGGAACTACTCAAGATAATTCTTTTAACACTACTACTGGCTCAATGAATACATCTGCTATCGAGGCTCCAGCTAAGAAAGAAGTAGATTATTCGGCCAGGTATTTAACTAGCACAAGCCCTTCTCTCGGAAAATGGAAAGAAGCTGGCGAAGGCTTATATAATAACTAAGGATTAATTAAATGATTACTCGCGATACTAACCTCGCTTTCCTCGAAGCGCAGCAGTATTCACAGTACCTTCTTCGAAACTTGTACGATGGATTACTTCCTACAAATTTTTATCGTAACGTTTCAGATTTCGGCACTGGGTCTACTTTAAACATCAAAACTATTGGTGAAGTTACTTTACAGGACATCACTGAAGACGAAGATTTCCAATACAATCCAATCGAGACTGGCTCAGTTACTTTAAGTATTACTGATTACCCAGGCGACGCTTGGTATGTAACTGATGAGTCTCGACAAGACTTGAGTCAAGTTGAAGCACTTAATGCAGCACGAGCAGAAGCTGGTAAACGTGCTTTCCAAGAACACTTTGAAAGTCGTTTCCTAAGTGTTATGAACTCAGCTCAAACAGCTGGCGCAAATAATGCTGTAAATGAGTTTGCTCATCGTTTCCGCGCAAGTGGGACTAACCAGACTATCGCTGAAAAAGACTATATCGATATGCGACTAGCTTTCGATAAAGCTAACGTTCCTGTTGGTGGTCGAATTGCTATTGTAGATCCTGTTGCAGCAGCATCATTGTCTAAGCTAGCAACTCTTACAACTAATATGGACGCAGTTGGCGAAGCTTACTCTCTTGCAAAAGATGGGTTTGATCGTGAACATGCATTTGTAACTATGTTCCACGGCTGGCAGATCTGGACTTCTAATCGTCTACCTACCGTAACAGGTGAAACTCTATCTCTATTTGACGGAACTTCATCAGCTTCAACTTCAGGTAAAGCTAACATCTTCATGTCTATGGCAGATGATAACACTAAACCTGGAATGGTTGCTTGGCGAGCAATGCCAAGTGTAGAAACTGATCGAGATATGGACAAGCGACGTGACAAGTTCACTATGGCTGGCCGTTTCGGTATTGGCGCACAGCGTCTTGATACTCTCGGTGTTATTGTTTCTTCTGCAACTGCAACTGAATAAGGAATAATAATAATGAACGGTATTTATGAAGGAAACACAGGCCTAGGCGTATTTAATCACTACGGTCCTCGTGGAACACAAGACGGTGTAGTTGGCGGCGGCAAGCTTCCAGTACATGGTAACATTGATGAAATGGTTGTATATGTTAACTCTGCCGACTTCGGTACAGACGAAACATTTGACACTCAGTTCACTTTACCGTCAGGTGCAATCCCAGTATCAGCTATCTTCGAAGTAACTGAAGACTTCACTCAAACTGGCGGAACTACTAGCCTTACTTTGAATGTTGGAACCAGTGGTTCAGAAGGTACTAACGGATACAGCATCTCTGATGCCGCTACAACTCTATCAGCAGTCACTGAGCTAGACTCAGCAGCAGCTGGTACTTGGGCTTCAGCTCTAGCAGCTGATACTCTTGTTGGCGTATCTCTTGTCGCAGGTGGTGGTACTATCACTGCTGTAACAGGTGGTGAAGCTAAAGTTGTAGTTCGTTACTACAAAGTGTAATTGTATTGATAGGGGGCAGATTACTGCCCTTTATATAACTAATAGGTGAGACATGTCATTACCATTAAAGGGAGAACTAACTCCTGAAAAACCAAATTCTCCTGACTTTGAGTTTACTGGAGAAGTATCTATCCTTATTGAAGGTGAAGTAGGTACAGTAGAGATACAACGATCTTTGAAAGGATCTGATTTTTTCACACTAACAGATACAGCAGGCAGTCCCGCAGCTTTTTCAGTTGATGGAGTAGCTTATAATGCTCAGTTAGAGAATAAAACTGGAACTTCTAAATATCGATTAGTAGCGTCTGTTGTAGATACACCTATTAACTATATTATCTGTAAGTAAGGAAGATAGTTAAATGTTAACATCAAGTATATTGAAACAGAATGACCAGTTACTATCGGTCTTAGCTGATTCTAAAAAGCTTACTAAAATTCTTGAAGAAATCAAGAAAGCAGATAAAGCTGCCAAAGAGAGTATGAAAGCTCTTTCACAAGGCAAGTCTTATAAATCTGCGTTAGAAGCTATGAAGTTAGAAGCTGAAGAGTATAGTAAAGACGTAGTAAAGGCTAAGAAGTATCTTAAGGATTACAAGCTCAAAGCTATTGCACTAGTTGAAGAAGCTCGTAATGAAGCTGAAGTTGTTTTGTCAGAGGCTAGTAAAGTTAAAACTGAATCACAAGACAAATTAACTGCGATTGAAATAGCGCTTAAAAATGCTAAAGAGTGCGAAGAAAGCACTACCAAGGCTTTGGCTCAAGCAGCTATGAAAGAAGCTAAGACTTCAGATCTTAAGAAGCAATACGAAGACAAACTTAAAGATATCAAGAAACGACTCGAAGGTCTTTAATTCATGGCTGATCCCGCAGTAACCAATCTTACTCAACTAGACCCTTCAGATACTGCCTCGTGGACATCTGCTGTAGTGGGGAATGCTGACGATGATATACCTGATCTAGGTGTAACCATTGAAGGTATCAATCCTCCTAATACATGTGTAAACTTTGAGTCATCTTCTTCTAGTTACATAAATGGTCAAAAATATAGCGCTTACAGTCCATCATGGACAGCTATAGATTTGTCATCCGCTGACTCTGCAGTACTTGTTCATTTCGCAGGAAACCCAGGACAGTTTAACCAAGTGTCTGGAGATTCTGATGGGATAACCATGTACGCCTTTAACTCAGATAGAGCTAACTACGCTTACTGGGAAATAGGAGGATCGGGAGATACTTTCTACAAAGGTGCTGCAACCTTCTTCCCTCTTCTCTTAAGAGATGCTGATAGAACAGGCACAGGCTGCACATGGGACAATACAAGTGTAGTAGAGATAGGGGTAGCTTTTAAAGCTGGAGGAGATGGCCAGTTCGGGATAAGTTTCAGAATAGATCAAATAATTCAAGTGAACGGGGAAGTAGTCCTATCTGAGGGGGACCTATCTACCGTAGGTACTTTCAAAGAGTATAGAGATCTCTTGTTCTCAAATGCATCAACAGGAGATTTTTATAATGCTGCTAACGCTTACATTCCTCCTGCTTACGGGTTCGGCTACCCTATTCGTATAAACAGTACTAACTTCTCAGATAGTAACTCCAGTTTTATATTTTTGCCTAACGATCCAGAAGCAGGCTTCACAGTTCCTACCACAGGGTATTATAGTTTAACTATAGACCCTGACGTAGTTACAGCAACCTTAGACTTTTCAGACATAGTATTCGCATACAGTACAGGCACTTACCCCCTAGTTGTAGATGGAAGCTCCTTAACCTCAGGCACACTGGACTTTACTCGCACATCTTTCTTGAATACATCAAGCGTTGTGGTGGAAGGTTCTCAGACTACTATGACTAACTGCTCATTGCCAGGACCCTCTTCGGTGTCTCTGTCAGGGGCTACCTTAATAAATATGAGCATAGATGACTGTGCTCAGCCAGTAGAGATAGACGGAGACCTTGGATCGGGCTCGTCTATACAAATAACAAACCCTCAATCAGATTCTCTTCAGTTTAACATTGATGTAGGAGATTATTCAGACATAGACTTCACTGTTCCGTCTGGAGGAATTGTTAACGTAGATCCAACTACAGACTCAGGTACTTATAACTTATCTGGTATTTCAAGCACAGGCACAGTAGAATTCGATAACCTAAGCTCAAATGACACTACCATAGTTATACCTTCATCTTTATCCAATACAGTTACGAGTCCTACAACAGGCGGTGGTTCAATAACCATAGATAACGCAGTGACCGTAGACGTGACTGTAACGGCTATAGATGTTCAAACAGGTCTGGGCGTACCTTCAGCTAGGGTCAGACTAGAAGCTTCCTCAGGAGGCGTAGAAACAGAGGGTACTGTTATCTTACAAGGCCTTACAGACTCATCAGGTGTCTTGACATCTTCTTATACATTTACAGGAAGTCAACCTGTTACAGGGACAGTCAGAAAAGCTGGCGCAGACCCTTATTACAAACCAGGGTCTCTAAGTGGGACTATAACTTCAACAGGGTATAATGTCCCTGTGACACTAGTGAGAGATTAATTGAATGGCTATAGAAACAGATTTTAGTGTTACCAGAAGTACGGGAGATATCCGTGCTATTGCTGGCACTGACAACTATACAGTACTGGAACTTCACAGATGGCTTCAGGATTTAGCCGATGATGCTAGTTCAGTTGGTGATGATGAGATCGATATTACCGATGAAGTCCCATCAGATAAAGCCTTTGATACTATCATTACTCTTTTAGGTGACTACAATATTGACGATGCTACAGCTCAACGGTTGTATGGCGGATCTATAACACAAGGCACTGGTGGAACACTGGAAAGATATCCTGGTGTGTCCATAGTTGGCAACTTCCCTTCTGGCACTGAACCTCAGATTATTCAGAACAATGTCAAGTTGACTAACTTCTGGGGTAATGAGTACAACCCTAACAGCTCTCTAGGTATCTCTCACCAGTTCTTGGTAAAGACTATCGATGCAGGGGTAGAGATAGATGGAGGTAGAGTTAGAGGCCAGTACAGAGGGTATGGAAACGAGTACAAAGAAGCATCTACTGTTCTAAGTGTAGGTGTAGGTGTTATCGCATTAGGTAATATTCAAAACGATGCATTTAACGATGTGTCATTAGTGAATGTCAATGCCTCTCCTTACACCACTGTAGCTAACGATAATGAAGGCTACAATTCTATAGACCTTAATAACGGTAACGGGGCACAGCCTTATTACTCAGACTGGAATCCTAACTCAACTGATCTGGCAGGTCTTTATAACAGAATTAAATACTTAACCAGAGATGGAACTTCTGACACTATCTACGGAATCAACGGAGAGCTCTTCCGAGGGATCACGCATGAGATAACTGTAGATGGAGGGTCTGGTACTTGGAGCACTCCAGAGAACGTCACATGGACAGGAGGTTCAGGTCAGTTGCTAGCTGTGGATAACTCTACAGCCACATCAGCTACTACCTTATGGATACAATTACTTACCGGTGTAGCTCCTACAGATAATCAAGATATTACAGGGACAACTTCATCTGCTGTCAATACAGTAAATGTCATTGTCACTGAACGTAACTTACCTAGTAACTCTGTAATTGGAGCGTACTTCGGGACTGTAATTGGAGGGTTCGGTGTAGGTGTAGATGAGAACTTCTTGTCTTCTGCAGACTCACTTACAGACCTTAACGCTGTTACTCAGACTCCTCCAAACAATGTTCAGATAACAGTGTCTGGCGTAGAGGGTGGAGTTTCAGGCCAGGATTACATCCTTCTAGGACGGAACGACGGAGCTGGTAATTTAGAGACTGACACTTACAGTGCTAACGGTGCTCAAGTTTCAGCTAGTACTACTTACGTAGTAAATGAAACTATTAACACTGATGACCCTGCTTCAGGCTTTGTCCGCATCTTTGACGCTACTAACAACTCTTTTGGAAAGGTTGCTTACACTAGCTACTCAGGATCGACATTCACCCTGGACACCACTATTGGTTTTGATGTCGCAGATGCTGCAGAATCTTTTGTACCTTTCCTAGACGGACAAGGTTCAGGTGGTACTTTAGGAAGTGAAGATGGATCTATCAGTACCAGTATAGTTTTCTCCTCTTCGATTGATGTGATAGGAAGTATACGGAATGGCAGCGTTACAGCTGTTGCCCCTATCAAGCCTTTCCCACTAGCCGGTTCTGTAGGTAGCGGTGGATTCTCTGTAACAGCAGTGAGAACTCTTGACTAATGGCGATCACAATAGATTACCCATCACAGGTTATTTCTATTCCTAGGGCTGACTTACAGTTAGTCCAATCTTCGCCTACTGAAATCAGACAACTAGATCTTGATACTTTCAGATTAGAATTGAGAGATTTAGAGGATGATGAAGAAGGTTCTGTGTATCCAGCTACGGTTGATCACACACAGCCTAAGTCGATCTCGGGTGTAACCCTAGCCAGGGTTGTAGAGATAATAAACAACTACACGATTACCTTCGAAGATGGACAGTACGCTGTCAACATCATCGGAGGGAATACCAACCTGGGAGATTTTGTAAACGTTAACCAAGTGTCTATCCGTACTTCTAACAGTGCAGGACTGACTTATTCTAAGGAAGTGGAAGATCAGAGTTTCACTGATTCAAGGGTTTACATAAATACTGTAACCGGATTATCGGGTACTCAGTTCCCCAGAGGGACCCCTGGAGATCCAGTATCTAACCTAATCGATGCTGAGCTCATTATAGCTAACAGGAACTTCCCTAAAAGGCTTTCACTTACAGGTGACATAGTTGTAGGCAATGGGGAGACTGTAAATGACTTTGATATCTTAGGGTCTGCATTCTCACTTGCCAGTGTCACTTTGGAGCCAGGGTCCACTTCAGACAACTTGGTGCTGACTGCGTGTACCGTAGACAGTTCAGTAGGTGGGGCATCTTCCCGCTACGACGATTGCCTTATCTCTAACATTGTTGGAGTTGAAGGTGGTTGCTCAGAGTCCAAACTTGGAGGCTTGATAACAGCCACTAATGACGTAGATTTCAAGAACTGTTATGGAACGTTTGGATTGATCATGTCAGGCTCTGGACTGAGTGTTAACCTTGTGAACTTCAGTGGAAATGTCACTATCGTTAACCTGACTGACAGCGGTAGCACAGTTAACATTGGGGCTATTTCTGCCGTAGTGACTATCGATTCTAGCTGTACTGCAGGGGATGTAATCCTGGCAGATGTAGATCTAGTAATAGATAATTCAGGTCCAGATTGCGATGTCACTATTGTGAACCAACATGCTGTTACACAAGCAGGTTTAACTCAGATACCTGGTGCCACATCCTCTGAAGTGTTCTCACAGGCCACAGAAGGCTCTGAGACGTTCTTAGAGGCTATAAGGCTAATCAGGGCAGAGGCAGCAGGAGAAGTCTCAGTGTCGGGCAATACAGTGAGTTTCAGAGATGCTGCAGATACTAAGAATAGAATTGTTGCAGTAACTGATAGTAACGGTCAGAGAACTTTTAACACAGTCGACGGGACGTAATGTCTTACTACGCTAGTAATTATTATTCAAGTAATTATTACTTAACAACGTACTACGTTGGAACTAGTGGCGGCGGAAGTGGTCCAATATTCACTAGTGATACTTATTATAACAAGCTAGGTGAGTTAGGTTATAAAGGATCGTTAGCTGATAGACAATTCCAGTACTTACGTGATCTAGGTTACACAGGACCTCAATCAACAAGGCAAAGAGACAGACTACGTGATCTAGGATATCCTGGACCTACTGCTTCTATGCTATTAAAACAAAAAACAGATGCCGAAGGTTTCAGGTGTATATCTGAAATGATGACTAAGACAGGATTAATACCAGTATGACAATTGAATTAAGTGACGCTACAGACCCTAACTTACATGAACCTAAAGGCGCATCATCAGCTAGCAATCTAACTGTGTACACGTCTAATGGTCTAGGATCAGGTTCCTGGTCTCCTCAACTGAGCCTATCTAATGCCCTTATGACTATGAGGAACAACTCCACAGTTACTACGATCACTGCAGCGGACACACCTGTGTTGATAACAGGAGCCTGGACCGAAGAGTCGGCAGGTCTATACGACACGACAGTATCAGGTAGAGCTACCCATCTTGACTCACGAACCAAAGTGGTAAACATCGATACTTCACTGACTTTAGATGTATCAGCCGGTACAGTCGATGTCACTGCTTATGTGTATAAGAACGGATCTCAGATACCTGAGAGTGAGAGAACAGTATCTGTTACATCAGGGTCAACAGAGAACCTTATCCTAATGTGGCAATCATCTATGGATCAGACAGATTATATTGAAGTGTATGTGGAAAATAACACAGACGACGCAGATATAACTGTAACTGATGCTATTCTGAGGATCAAAGCGTAATGGCTAAACTCTCTCTTATAGAGATAGTCAATGACATCTCTAACGACTTAGATACAGAACCTTTCAATAGTATCGATGATACTGTAGAGTCTGTACAGATAGCACAAATAGTCAAGACATCTTACTTTGAGATAATGGCAAGAAGTAATTGGCCACATCTTAAAAGAACTGTCCAGCTAGACAACGTATCAGATACTGAAAAGCCGACTCACCTAAAGCTTCCTGAACTGACTAAAGAAGTAGTCTCGTTCTCTTATAACAAGCTTAGAGAAGACAGTCTTACAAGAGACAGGTTCAGTTGCTTAGAATACTTGCCTGCTTCAGACTTCATAAAAAAGATGAACGAAAGGAACCTAGACAATGAGAACGTTATAAAAACGTTTGACTTTGGAGGAGCTCCTTTTTACATTTTAAATAACAAAGCTCCTAGTTGCTTCACCTCTTTTGATGATGAATATATTGTATTGGATTCTTATAACTCTGTTATAGAAGATACAGTACAAGGCTCAAACACTCAGGCTATCATTTACTTCGAACCTTCTTGGACTCATGAAGATTCAGCTATCCCTGATATCCCTAGCGAAGCTTTCCCACTTCTTATCGAAGAAGCTAAGTCTACAGCATTCATTGTACTGAAGCAATCTCCTAATGCTAAGTCAGAGCAAAAGGCCAGAAGGCAGAAGGTTTGGCTATCACGGAAATCGTGGAGAGCTGAAGGCGGCGTACAGTATCCTAATTATGGAAGATATAGATAATGCCTCAGCAAACTGTAAATAAAGAGTATAACACTTTTGTAAAAGGTTTGAACACTGAAGCAGGACCTCTCACTTACCCTGAGAATGCATCTCTATCTGAAGATAATTTCGAACTTAACACTAAAGGTTACAGAAGCCGAAGGTTAGGTATAGATTACGAATCTGAATATACCCTCATTGATTCAGGCAATGTAGAAGCAGAGTTTATCGATAAAGCTGTAAATGTCACAAAGTGGGAAGATGTCAATACTAATGGCAGCCTTATCATCTTAGTAGTTCAAATAGGGTTGGATCTATTCTTCTACGATGCCACTAAGCAACCTGTCACAGGAACTCCATTGAATGGAGGCAACCCTATAACACTAGAAGGCGATAAAGGATTAGTATTCCAGACAGCTAATGTGTCAGGGAATTTTGCTGTAGTTACAGGAGGAGATGTTATTTATCAACTGTTCTACAATAGCACAGA